AATAGTTACTGCATCATTAACTATATTTTCTGCTAATGCTAATGAGATATATGTTTGGTCTGCTCCTGATAAGGTTATTGCTATACTTGATTTACTTATATCTGTTTCTTCTGATACTTCAGGATAGCTAACTAAAAATTTGCTTGATGAATAAGTAACACTAGAACCTGATACTGAAGAAGTTAAATCGTGTACGCAATCTGTAATATTTTGTGGTGTTCCAAATCCAATAGTTATTAAATGAACAGGTTTAATTTCATTTGTTGCTAGGTGGTTCTTTACTGCTGTCGTTAGGCTTCTTGTCATATTGTTCGTAACTTCTTCTGTTAATTTTTATACTATCTAATATTTTATATTTAGCATCCTTTGTTGGTTCATTATACTTTCCTAAATCGTTTGTTTCCATATTAATATTTTCACTATCAACTAATTCTTCAGCAAGTACATCAACATTCATCCAATACTTAACTAGATATTGAGCCATGCAATATTTTGTTATAAAGTTTCTTCAACATCAATCTCATACTTGTATAAAAGGCTTCCATCTTTATCAGTTCCTACCACACCAAAAGATTGAACATCATTTACTAAATGAACTGTAAAAGGAACATTATCATAAGTAACAGAAGAATCGTTTGTTAAAGCAGTAGTTAAAGGTGGTTCTATTGTTACTGTTGCGGCATTACTAGATGAAGTTACATCAGAAACAACCATATAAACTTTATCATGTGCAAATTTTAAAAAATCTCCAGCTTTTAATCTTCCAGCACCATCTCCAGCAAATCCATCAATAGCAATAGTTGTATCTCCAACTGAGTGACTCCCATTAACTAATAAAGTTCCTGATTCATTTCCTCTAGCATCTTCTATTTCTGGTGGGATAATAGTAAAATTTTCTTTTCCACTTCTTTGTTTAACAATAAAAGCCATTAATTCTCCATAAACATCTGATCTATTTCCTGTAATAATTGATGCAGTAAAAGCCCATCTTTGAGAATCAATAGTTCTTGATAATTTTTTACCACTTATTGATTTAGATATAATTGTACTTTGAATTGATTGAATACCTAATGTTTCAAATTTAGATGTTGATATAGGAAATGCACCACTCATTATACTAACTCTCTCCTACCTTTTTCGTTTAAAGCATTATTTATTATTGAAGTTATTACACCTCTGTTTTCTACTAAAACATTATTGAAGCTACTTGAATCTATTGCATCAATATTAAAATTAACATTAACAGTTCCACCACCTGTACCTCTAGCATTCTGTTGTATTTGACCTGAAGAATTAGGAACAAATAATTCTGGCCCTCTTTCTCCTACTATTTCTGGTCTGCCTTTTGAAACAGAACCACCTGAAGCCAGACCTAAAAAACTCATACCCATATTTAATAACTTAGATTTGGCTTTTTTGTTTTCAAACTCCCATTGTTTTCTTTTTTGTTCTGTAATTAATTTTTCAATAGTAAGTTCAACACCTTTTCTTACAATAACTTCTATTGTTGTGCTTAAAATTCTAACTAATAACTCACTTGCCATTTTTTTAAATGTATCTGATAGTTTTTCTCCAAGTATTAATGCTCTTGCTAATCCATCTGACATTTTTGTAATACCACTACTAATACCTGTTGCAATAGTCGTATTGATATTTTTGATTTGCTCATCAAGTTTAGCAATAGCATCCTTATTGATTCTTCTAAATTCTTCTCCAATTTTTTTAATTGGTTCTATTTGTTTTTCAACTTCTTTTGTTATTCCCTTTTGTGATTTAAGAATATGTTGTGCTTTTTTATCTTCAAAATCGTAATTTTCTTTATGTTTAGTAAAATTTTTATTTATCTTTTTTTCAATATCGTCAAGTGCTTTTCCTAAAGCTAAAAAGGTTGCAACAGAAGCGGCAACAGAAGCGGCTACCATCGCTAATCCTACACCTGATAAAGAAACTAATGCTCTCATTGAAGCTACAATAGGGATTAATGCTCTACCCCAACTTATAAGCATTGAAGCTATTTTTAATGATATTAATACTTTAAAAGCTGTGCCTAGTGCTTTTGAATGTTCTGCCATAAATTTAAAACCATTAGCAACTTTTTCAACTGCAATCGCTAATACTGTTCCAATGGTAATGGCTATTTTATCCATTGTTGCAGAATTTTGTTCTAATGATTTATTAAGATCGCCAAATTGTGCTTTTAATTGATTAAAGAAACCAGCATCTAATAAGACTCTTTTAAAGTTAAAAACTTTATCTCCTATCATTGATAAAGTTCCACTAAATGTTTTTGCTAATTCATCTGTTGCTCCATCAAATTTTCCACCCTCTCCAAATACTCTATCAAATGCTTTTGCTGTTTCTTCTATTGATACAGTTGCACCAGCTTTGAAACCTAGCATATCTTTAACACCTTTATCTCTAAATAAATCTGCGGCTGATATACCAGCACTCATTGATCTTTGTATTTGTTCTGCTGTTGTTTTAAAATCTAGTCCTGTTACTGCGGCAACATTACCTGTGATTTTCATTAATTTTGCTAATTCTTCAGCATCATCACTAACAACTGCTAATACTCCTGACCCTCTTTGTATTTCTTCTAATGAAAAAGGAACTTTAGATGCAAATTTTGCCATTTCATCAAAAGCTTTTGCACCCTCTTGTGCTGTACCAAATAAAAATTTTAATTGAACTTGTAAGTTTTCAATTTGCTTTCCTGTATTAACTATATTTCTAATAACAAGACCAGCACCTAAACCGATAAAGGCATTTCTTAAATTAAAGACAGATTGTTTTAATCTTCCTAGACTACCTTGCAAACCTCGTAGGGCTTGTTTTGACCTATCCTTTGCTACTATGTCTATGTTAAGTTTTTGTGTTGCCATTGTTATTTTCTATGTTGAGCCATTCTCTCTTGACTTTTATACTCATCTTGCTCTTTTTTCAAGTAAGCTAACCAAAGATTATAATGGCTTACAGGCATATCTAAAACTTGTTGAATTGTTATGTGAAGTCTGTCTGCTACAACTAAAAGCGACCTTGTAGCTGGGTCGCTACTTACTTTTTTTCGGCATCCTCGTAAGAGGTGTCTAGCAAGATTTTATTTGCTACTGTTGCAATAACATTTGAATCTGCTTTTTTTCTTAAAGCAAATTTATCTTCTACTTCAAAAGCTTTTTTCATTTCGCCTTTGTCATCCTTAACCATTAATTTCATTATAAGTAAATCAACAAGAACATTTAAGTCTTGAAAGTTATTTGATTTTTTAAAGATAATGTTTTTTTGTTCAAGAGTTAATGGTTCTGAATAAAATACAGACGCATTTCCATTATCATCTTTCCACTCCTCAACTTCAATAGTGATAGTTTTAAGAGTTTCAAAATGTGTTTTAACTCTATCAATAACTGACATAAATCAGATTATACAGTTCCTATTGTTAAAGCACCTGTACCTTGAAATGTAACTGATTTAGTAACCATACTATCTAATGAGTTATTAACACTCATTCCTGTTACAATTCCTGAACCTGTATAAGTTCTATCTCCAGAAGTTGCACCCTCTGGATATAAGATAAATGCAATTTGTGAACCAGCTAATAGAGTATTTTGTACTGAATCTGCTCTATTAAAATTTACATCAATACTTCCTGAAAATGAAGTTGTACCTGTTGTGAAAGATTTTACTGATTCTCCTAAAGCAGTTGTTTCAACAACATCTCCTGTTGTTTCTAAGCCAAATCCTGTTACATCACTTATAACAGAACCACCAGCTTTTATAACACCCTCTTTGCCATGAACTATCGCCATTATTTCTCCTTATTATCTTTTTCTTTTTGTTTTATTGTTATTTTTGGTTTCGCAACTTCTTCTTGCTGACCAGATTGCTTATAACCAAGACTTTTATAATAATCAAGATTATTTTTATTTATAAAAATCTCATCCTGTCCTTTTATCATTTTAATATCTTTAGTCATAATACCTTTTATTACTTTTCTTCTGTATCGTCAATATCATCTTCGTCTAATTCTTCATCTTCTATTTCAGTTTCATCAAAATCTTCTTCATCTTCATCTAATGATTTTTCTTCTCTTAATTTCTTCTAATAGGTCTTTTACTTCCTCACAAAGCATAGACTCTTTGTCGTGTAGCTGTTCAATTTTATCTATTTTTTTTGTTATTTTATCTATAAGTTTATCTGACATTTATTTCTCCTTATGGTGTTCCTGATTGATATTGATACATACACCTAACAATCATTCTAATTCCACCAACAGGAAACAAAGTACCCTCATCAGTTTCTACTTGAACAATCTCTGTATCAAGTGCATTGGAATCTCTAGTAATATCACTTTCTAAAGCAGTTTCAATAGCAGTAATTAAAGCATTTCTTAAAGTATCTATATTGGTATCAGAACCTTTTACAAATCCTAATACTATAAAATCTATTGTTCCTGATCTTGTTTTAGCACCACTTCCTAATTCTAAATCATCTCTATTT